ATAGATTTATATAAAAAGTGCTTTACAGGTGGGAAAAAATTTCCTAAGGTTATACCCGAAACCGAGCGATACCCGCCCTGGTTAAACCGGAGAAATCTGATGAAAGTACAAGACCGTGAAGTAGTAAAAAACCTCCTGCAATACCTGACCTCAAAAAACCTGACGGGCAGCGTTGAGTTCCGTGAAGCGTTAAAACATTTCAACGTCACTACGGTTTATCGTTGGGAAAACAAACATTCTGAAAGACCGTATGTGGTGGATGTTTTTGCGCCTGATATTGAGTGCGGTTTTGAGCGTCATTCGTTCAAGGAGAAACATTCTGCTGATTTTTTTTGTGAGGTTGTATGTGCGGCAGGAGATGATGAGTGATGCGTATTTCCTTCAAACGTGCGACTGAGCAGCAACGCAAAGAGTTCCTGGCTGATGATGTAGCGGCCGTTTATGACCTCATGAAAGAGGTTGTGGAATCAGGGAACTACACGGCGGCAAAGATGCTTAAACTGCAATTCTTGCTGGGCGACCTGAAATACAAATCCGAAGTTGTCGCCGGACGACGCGAGCATTAAACCGTAACGATAACGAACAACGAGCCTCGGCAATTGCCGGGGCTTTTTTACATCCAGACAAAGGAGAACATGGGATGCCTTCGACAAGCACCAAAAAAGAAATGGCGGTTAGTGATGTGCTTTACGCGCTTTCGACTATATGTGACGGAGCAATGATGAGGATGAAAGTCCTCCGTGAAGCATACGGAAAAAGTCACGATGAGGCAGCTAAAGAATGCCTGAATGAGATTGTGGACTTCATTGATAACCATCGTTCAGTTATATCGCGTCAACCGACAGAGTCGTCCATCACGATTAGCGCACCGGTTATCAATATATCAGTAACTGCGGCGTGTAAATCAGCAGCGGAAGATGATCGTGCTTATGCCGAGTGATTTGTTCTGGTTTCCGCTTCCAATAAGAGATTTGTTGGTATTTCTGGCTGGCGCTTACGTCTGGAGAAAAGCGAAAGATACCTCGTTATCTTTGAGGTTTGTCTTAGCTATATGAAGACGACAAAGAAGAATGCTCGTCTGATGGCGAACTTGTCATTACTGGAATCGTTGATGGTAAGCCGGAATACTCTCGTATTGAGGTAAATAACGGCCGCATCCGTTTGATCCCTGCGTAACGCATTACAGCAGCTCTTGTGCTTACCAGGGGCTGCGATAATGCGCAAACCAAAGCTGCCTCATTAACTCCAGCTCGCTGTGGAGTTAATGCTGGTGGCTTTTTTATTACTGGAAGGTGGGCGACCGCCGTCAGTTGCGACCTGACGACAGTCATTCATACCCACAGGGTGCCGTGGATACAAACCGAGGCCCACTTGCTTGCACAAGCGAGGGGATTTTAGCGGATAAACGGCATGACAAAACATCTTAATGTGGTTTCTTTACCACTTTCTGTGTTGATTGGTTATGAAAAGAACGCTCGCACACACTCCGTGGAGCAGGTAGATCAGATTATTGCCAGCATACAGGAGTACGGATGGACTAATCCGATCCTGATAGACGAGAACAACGTTGTAATTGCTGGTCATGGTCGAATTGCTGCGGCCACTCAGTTGGGGATGGATGATGTTCCCTGCATTGTTCTGGCTGGGCTAACGGAGAATCAGAAGAAGGCATATCGTCTGGCCGACAACCGTATTCCGCTGAATGCTGGTTGGGATGAAGAGTTGTTAAGCGCGGAGCTTGCAGATCTTGCGGCCGATGATTTTGCTCTGGACTCAATTGGTTTTACTCAGCGCGAACTGGATAACTTATTGAGTGCGGCGGTCTACGATGACACAGAGGGTATGGATATCCCATTTGAGAAGGATGAGGCCAAATCAGGCGTAAAAGTTCAGTACCTGTCATTTGGAGGTCATAAAATCCCGGCAACGGATGAGGAAGCGGATCGTTTTGACTGCGCGGTGTCTCGTTATGTTGATGATAATGGCAGCTATATCGGATTTGTATCCGCATTGCTGGCTGGGGAGGTGTGCTGATGCTTCACCTCAATTACGACATAACGCACCTACGCGGCGCGGAATATAACCCGCGTTTTATCGGTGAGGATGATCTTGCGAGGCTAGCGGAAAGCGTCAGGGAGCTGGGGCTTGTGAAGCCATTGATAGTGCGCGGCGATTTGCTGGTGGCGGGACACCAAAGGACGAAGGCGCTACGTAAGTTGGGAATAACGCGTGCTGCGGTGTATGTGTTGCCCTGTGAAACGACGGTATACGACGAAGTACGGTTTAACCAACTGCATAACGGAACGGATTTTGATAGCGGAGATGAGCGTTGCAGGGTGTCCGGTCTGGAAGATAAGCATGGTTTTGTTCAGGTATCGGCAAGCCAGATCTCAGGCAATATGCGCGCGAAAATGGCATATGTTCGAAAGAACATAGCGGAACTGGTTATCAAGTATGGTCCGTGGGGTGGTTGTGTTGCTACTCAGTCTGGCGAGGTTATTCACTGTGCTCAGTATGCATTAGCAGCGAAGATGACGCGCACACCGCTAACGGTGTTTGTGATCCCTGATGTTGAGAAGGAAAAATACCAAAGTTATCTGAATAAAACTTATGGTGTATTTGAGTATTCTCATCTGGAGAAAACAACATACATCCAGACGTATGCGCAGCTTATGCGGTTGCGTAATGGTGGCAGCCTGAAATCAAACCTGTATGAGTCGTTGATCCTCCCGATCATTGCCAAGACGCCAAGAGGAATTGATTTTGGTTCGGGGCAGGGAGACTACGCGCGAATGCTCAGGGCAAAGGGATATAACCTGCATGATCTCGAGCTTTTCCGCCGTAAGGGCGCTGGAAACACTCTGGATAGGACCGCAACAAACCGGATGATTGATACGCTGGTGGACGACTTAAAAACGCGAGGGCGTTACGACTACGTGATTTGCGATAGCGTTTTGAACTCGGTCGATAGTGTCGAGGCTGAATGGTCCGTTCTGACGGTTCTGAAAGGCTTGTGTAAAGCTGGTGGGTCAATATTCTTTTCTGGCCGTAGCCGTGGAGAGCTGGAAACCGTCCTGAAACAAACACAAGCGGCGAGTTCCAAAAGCCGGCTTTATTTTATTGATCATAACGGTTTTACCGCGTTGTACCGGAAGGGACACTGGTTTTACCAGAAGTTTCACTCTGATGATGAAGTGAAGCAGTTGTGTCGTGTACATGGTTTCAGGATTAAGCGGTCAATATTCAACTGTAAGAGCTGGTATTTGCACGTCATTAACGATGATTCCCTTAGTTGGGCGAGTCTGGAGAAAGCTGTTCGTTTTGAGTTTGAGTTGCCGTTGCCTGGTGGTTCAACAATCGGACGATCTGATGATGTGCTGGCGGCTTTCCGGCCGTTGATTAAGTAGTGTGTAGGAGGCGCTGGTGGCTGACAGAATTGAGATAAAGATGGATTTTTCTTCTCAGGATATTCAACGACAACTCCAGCGCCTTGAAGAACGCGAATTGCCGTTCGCAATGGCGCTTGCGGCAACCAGAACGGCAAAGGCTTCTCAGGCTGCGATTAAGAATGAAATTAATCGGGTATTTGACAGGCCCACGCCGTGGATTCAGAACTCTACTTACGTTTTGGCCGCAAAGAAGAGTGATCCTACAGCCATTGTGTATGCTCGTGAATGGGGAGGAACGCCAGCCCCTGTAACGTTGACTCCGCAAATCGAAGGTGGACAACGACAGTACAAACGCTCAGAAGGGGCGCTAAGGGCTGGTGGATATTTGCCTAACGGCTGGCAGCTTGCTCCTGGTCCCGGTGCAAAGCTGGACAAATACGGGAATATTTCGCGGGGGCAATTACAGCAGGTCTTATCTGGCCTAAGAGTTCAGCGAGATGCGCATCAAAATCGCCGTCAGGGCAAGCCTACGGAGTTTTTTGTTGTTCGACCTGGTACAAGTAACCCGCTTCAACCAGGCGTCTGGCAGCGCGTTGGGCGGCGTCCTACGTTGATCCTTACGTTTATCCAGCAACCTAACTATTCGCAGCGTCTTGATTGGCATGGCGTGGCGCTGCGTGCTGGTGAGGATGCGTTTGCTGATGAAGTCACAAAGGCTATTGATGACATTCTTTCTAAGACTTTCTCTCGTTAATCATCGTGTGGTTGATGGTGTTGTTATGCAGAGTGTATTCACTGTGTTCTGTAGCGTCGCTCGCTGGCTGTCTGTGGGTGGGCACGAGCATCGTTTCATCGTCCGGCAGAATTGGGTCCTTCTGGCCAAAAGCGTTGGATGCGGGTCATTCGAACCCCGATGTTCGGCTAGCTAAACGTGAAAAAAGTTAGGTTAAAAGTTGCGGTAAAAGAAATTTACTCATCTCATTGAAAAATATCGGGAAAACGTGATTTTTTGCTGTATTTGTGCTGGTAAAAAGAAAGTAGGAAATTTTCTTTTAGATCATCAAGATACGCGCAGATCTTTAACCAATGTGATG